ATCTCTGCTGAGGAGTTCGGAGCGACTATCGAGGCGTTCACTTATCCGGATGAATTCTCCGAATGTGACGGAACAGCTCTTCCCAATCCTGGTGTCGCCGTCGGTCAGCAGGGTCGAAAGATGTTCGGATTGTCCTACAGAACTCGAGTCGGAAACGATGTCGACGGAACAGAGCATGGGTACAAGTTGCATCTGGTCTATGGTTGTCAGGCTTCTCCGTCAGAGAAGGCCTATGCTACGATCAATGATTCGCCCGAGGCAATCTCGTTCAGTTGGGATGTCACAACGACTCCTGTTCCAGTTACGGGATACAAGCCTACCTCCCTCATCGTCGTCGACTCGACTGTCGTACAACCTACAGATCTTACGGCTCTCGAAGATCTTCTGTATGGAGCTGGAGCTACGGCAGCAGCTCTCCCTACTCCGGACGCAGTTATCGCTCTGTTCGCAGGACCGTAATAACTTCAGGAGGCTGGAGAATGCTCACTATTGTAGTACCGGGCATCGAAATGTTCGACGAGAAGTCTCAAGAGTTTATTACAAAAGGCGATGTGACTTTAGACTTAGAGCATTCTCTGGTCTCACTGTCAAAATGGGAGGCAATCTACGAGAAACCCTTTTTGGGTAAGGACGAGAAAACAAACGAAGAGACTCTTGGCTATATAAAAGCCATGACGTTGACTCCTGATGTACCAGAAATTGTATTTGAAAAGCTTTCAGACGATAATTTCCATAAGATCAACGAGTACATCGATGCAAAAATGACAGCAACATGGTTCAACGAGCCTCCAGGAGCTCCTCAAAGTCGAGATGTCATCACTGCCGAGTTGATCTACTACTGGATGATCACCTTCGAGATCCCTTTCGAATGTGAAAACTGGCATCTTAATCGGCTTTTCACTTTGATTCGAGTATGCAACATCAAGACAGCTAAACCGAAGAAGATGAGTCGTTCTGAAGTTGCTGCTCGCAATCGTCAGCTTAATGCTCAGCGACGAGCCCAGTTGGGTACTCGTGGATAGAAAAGGGGTGACATGGCGGTTCTTGTTTGGGACAAACCAGGTGAGAAATTCTTTCAAACGGGAATCGATCATGGAGTTCTTTATCTTCATGACGGTACAGTAGCCGTTTGGAATGGTCTGACTGGAATTGAAGAAGGTTCTAATGCCGAGTTGAGATCTTTTTATCTAGATGGTTTCAAATTTCTGGAGAATCTCAGTCCTAGAGATTTCGAAGGGACGCTCAAGGCCTATACTTATCCAAATGAGTTTGATTCAGTGAACGGAATTGCCATAGTTTCCCCTGGATTGAGCTATTACGAGCAGCCTCCGAAGAGTTTTAATCTTTCGTATCAGACTAGAATTGGCAATGATATCGATGGAACGGATCACGGTTACGTTATTCACATTCTTTACAATATTATCGCCAATCCTGATTCTTATGCGTATGAGACTCTTCAAGATTCGATTCAAGCGACTGAATTTTCTTGGTCTTTGACTGGAACTCCTCCAAAACAGACGAAATTCAGACCGACAGTCCACATCTCTATCGATTCAACAGAAACTCCTCAGCAAATTTTGGATCTGATCGAGGATAAGTTATATGGAACTGATACAAGTAATGCAAGTCTTCCTTCCATCGAAGAGATAGCCGAGTACTTTGGATTTCGTAATGCTCTTATCATCGTTGACTATGGGGATGGTAGTTGGGCTGCTATCGATGAGTCAGATCAATACATTACTATGCTCGACAGCACGACTTTCCAGATCGACAATGCTGACGCTACATATTTGGACTCGGTTACGTATACGATTTCGTCTACCAATGTCGACACCTGATATTTACGTGTAAGGAGGTGAAATGGCTACAGTTACCGGTCTCACCGCGCAGAGAATGCTTGATATCGAAGCGGCTTCAGTTGTCGACGGAGAAGTTATTAGCGGTAATCTCATCCTTACCACTCATGGTGGGACTGATATCAATGCCGGTAGTGTAATCGGTCCTGTTGGACCAGTGGGGCCTGTAGGACCAGTCAGCAGTATTCCAGGTGAGGTTAAATTATGGCCGGGGGGTGCACTCCCAGATCCGGCACAGTACGGAAAGTGGGTGTGGGCAGATGGCGCGGTCTATGTGGTTGCGACCTATCCGAAAGCAGCAGCCAATATCGGTTCTCAGTGGCGTACTTTTGCTGGTGCTAGCGATCCTGGTGCGGCTAATTTTAGAGTTCCTGACCTGAGAGGGCTTGTTCCTGCAGGTCTCGATGCTATGCCCGGTGGATCAAGAGCAAATCGCATGACCCGTGCTGTGGCTATTACTCTCGCGGCAAGAACTGGCGAGGAAACACATATTGTCACAGTTCCCGAGATGCCAAGTCATGGCCATGGGCTTAGTTGGAGTGATCCTGGACATGCTCACTCGATTTATGATCCTGGGCATTCTCATTATATCGATGCTTTTTCTCATAGTTATGTCTCACAAGTCTCGGTAGCATCGGGTATTGATGTCGGCGTTACGAATGCGATGACTAATGACTTTGCTTCAACACCGAATAATGGAAATGTCGGTTTGGCAAAGGGAGTTGGAACTGGGATCGGTATTTATTCTGCTGGTACTGGTATTTCAGCTTCGATTCAAGCAAATGGTAGTGGTGGAGGTCACGAAAACGTCCAGCCGACTGTCTTCGTTCCGTATATTGTCTGTTTGAGTGGTTAGTCATGAGACTGGAACTTTCAGGTAGCCTAGTTCAACCTGATCCTCTGGTTATCAAGTTTAATTCGAATCAGAATTTCATTCCGCAACAGTACATAGATCTTGGCTATACGCACTTCGACGTGATCTGCATCGGTGCTGGAGGTGGTATGGGTGGAGGAATCGATACCGCAAATACAGGAACTCTCATCCGAAGTTACGGTGGAGCTGGAGGAGGAGGAGGTTTTCATCGAGTTCGCGGCCTCCTATCGGCTTTGCCTGCAACCTGCCCAGTTATCGTTGGTGTCGGAGGAACGTTGGGAACAGAGCATTCGTCGAACCCTGCTTCCACTACTAATGGAGGGGATGGCGGATATTCTTCTTTCAACGATCCCACCTGTAAAGCCTCAGGAGGAAAAGGTGGAAAACGAGTCCAAACAAACTCAGTAACTTCAGCAACTCTCGCCGACGGAGGAGATGGAGGAATAGGTAATCGTACCAATGCCGGTGGAGGTGGTCTCGGTGGAACCGCGGGAACTCCTACGGCGACAGGTCCAGGCACGCCGGGTACAGCTGGAGCTGACGGCACCTTCTTCCAAGATATTGGTAAAGGTGGAGGTGGCGGTGCCGGTGGAGTTGGTAAGTACGGAGCAATTACTTGTAATGCAGCTACTGCTGGGGGAAGAGGTTCTTATAACCCGGGAGATACATCGGTTTACGGACCAGGAGATATTCCTCAAGCCGGTCCCTCCAGTGGAGCCCCCAATATTATTCCTGGAGGAGCAAGTGGAGCCAAGGCCGCTCCAATAAATGGATTGCCGGTTGTCTATGGACAGTCCAAGAGTGCTCGTCAGGTAGGAGATCCAGGTACCGTAATCATTCGTCTGACGGCGGAATAGTCATGATCACTTTCATTGAAAGAGGCTCATTCAAGAATACAGAGCGATATTTGCGAAGATTGAGTCAAGAGGATCTGTTTGCCACTTTAGGTCGATTCGGATCAATAGGTGTTAATGCTCTTTCGAACGCCACCCCCGTAGAGTCAGGTGAGACGGCGGCATCTTGGTATTACACGATCGAACAACGACGCGGATATTACTCTATTCGTTGGCATAATCGTCATGTCAATCAAGGCGTGAACATCGCGATTATTCTTCAGTATGGTCATGGCACGGGAACCGGCGGATACGTCCAGGGTAGAGATTACATCAATCCAGCAATAAGACCTATATTTGACCAAATGGTCAATGAAGAATGGAAGGAGGTGACCAAGGTCTAGTGCCGACTATCGATGACAAAGTCGTAGCAATGAGTTTCGAGTCGAGTAAGTTCGAATCGGGTGTTAGTAACGCGATCAGTGCTATCGACAAGCTCAAAGCTGCTCTTCATTTCCCAAATGCGGGAAAAGGTTTGGATGACATCAATGCGGCTGGTAAGAGAGTCGATCTTGGTCATATCGGTAATGCTGTAGATAGTATCAAGGACAAGCTTGGCGCTCTTCGTCTCGCCGCAGTAGCCGTATTTGCCAATATTGCCAGTCAAGCTGTCTCTGCTGGGGCTCGATTTGTCAAGTCGTTCACTTTTCAGCCGATTCAACAGGGTTTTCAAGAGTACGCAACGAACCTGAACGCCATTCAGACAATCCTAGCGAACACTCAGGCTTCTGGCGCAACTCTCAAAGATGTCAATGCTGCTCTCCAAGAGCTGAATACATATTCGGACAAGACGATCTATAACTTCAGTGAGATGGCCAAGAACATCGGTACCTTCACGGCTGCCGGTGTCGGCCTGAAGCCAGCGACTGCAGCAATCAAGGGTATCGCCAATCTAGCTGCACTCTCGGGCTCGAACTCTCAGCAGGCCTCGACTGCGATGTACCAGCTCTCACAGGCTATCGCAGCCGGTAGAGTAAGTTTGCAGGACTGGAACTCAGTCGTCAACGCTGGTATGGGCGGAACTGTCTTCCAAAGAGCTCTTGCTCAGACAGCTGTAGCAATGGGCACTCTGAAAGACAGCTCACTTAAGCTCGTCGGACCGATGAAGAACGTCTCCATTAATGGAGAGGCATTTCGACAATCAATCACAGCCAAACCTGGTGAGAAATCCTGGCTAACTTCAGACGTCCTAACAAAGACTCTGTCACATTTCACAGGAGATCTATCGGATGCTCAGCTAGCGGCCGAAGGATTTAATGCAGCCCAGATCAAATCTATTCAGCAAACGGCCAAGACAGCTATGCACGCTGCTACCGAGGTCAAGACTCTTGGACAGGTATTCGACGTTGCGAAAGAGACAGCCGGATCTGGGTGGGCTAAGACTTTCCAAATCATATTTGGTGATTTTGGAGAAGCCAAGAAGACATTCACAGCTCTCTCGAATACTATCAATGGCTTCATCAACACTAATGCCAACGCTCGTAATGCAGTTCTTGCCGATTGGAAAGAACTTGGTGGGCGAACTGTACTGATCGACTCTATCAAGACTGCATTCCACAATCTTGGATTGGCTATTGCTCCCATCAAGGAAGCATTCAGGGATATTTTCCCACCTGTTACAGGGAAGAACCTCTACGACCTGACCCTAAGGTTCCAAGACTTCGCAAATGCGCTCAAGCCTAGCGCAGACACGATCGACGGGTTGAAACGCACTTTCCGAGGGCTATTTGCCGTCCTGGACATCGGAAAGCAATTAATTGGCGGTATATTTACGGTCTTTTCCACGCTCTTTGGAGCCATTCATCAAGGTAGTGGCGGTTTTCTTGAGTTCACAGGCACCATTGGGGATTTTCTCGTCAAGGTCGACCAAGCTCTCAAGAAGGGAGACGGGCTTCATCAATTCTTTGTGGGTCTTGGGACTATACTAGCCGCACCTATCAGGTTGATTCAGAAATTGGCCGGAGCACTTGCTGATTTGTTCAGCGGAATTGACTCCGGGGGAGTTTCCGGTCAAATGTCCGGATTCGCCAAGGTCCTTGATGCTGTCGGAGCTGCTTGGGGAAGATTCGTAGACAATCTCAGCTCTGGAAAAGGCATCATCAAGTCGGTATTCGATGGCATTAGTCAAGGTCTTGCAACTATCGGTCCCAATATTGGTCAGGCACTTGCAAGCATCAACTGGGAGTCGGTCTTCGCCGCTATTAGGACGGGTCTTTTTGCCGGGCTCGTCGTGATGCTCAAGAACTTCTTCGGTAAGGGCAGTTTTCTCGAGCAGGTCAGCAAGGGATTTGGTGGAGGGATTCTCGAGAGTATCTCCGGGTCATTCAAGGCATTGCAAGGCTCTATGGTTGCTATGCAGAACAATATCAAGGCCGACACTCTTCAGAAGATTGCTATTGCCATAGGTGTCTTGACCTTGTCAATCGTAGCTTTGTCATTTGTAGATCCGAAGCGTCTGAATTCGGCTTTGGCAGGAATAGCTATTGCATTCGGAGAGCTTCTCGGTGCGATGGCGATTCTTGACAAGATTGGTAAGTCCGGTGGGTTTATCAAGATGCCATTCATCGCTGGGGCAATGATCTTGTTTGCAGGAGCGATTGATATTCTCTCGATCGCAGTTATTGCTTTGAGCAGGCTCAGTTGGGGTGACTTGCTCAAGGGTCTTGGTGGTGTTGCGGCTTTGATGGGAACGATAGTTGCTGCGATGGGACCGTTGACGGCTAATTCTTCTGGGATGATTCGCGCTGGAATTGGTATGACCGCTATTGCTATTGCTCTGAATTTGCTGGCTTTGGCTGTGCGTCAACTGTCTGGTCTAAGTCTTGTTGAATTGGCAAAGGGACTTGGTGGAGTAGCTATTGGGCTTGGCAGTATAACACTAGCCATGACGAAGATGCCGAAGACAGGAATGATTCAAGCTGGAGTTGGTATTATTGCGATAGCTGGTGGTCTTAAATTGTTGGCTAGTGCGGTTTCCGATTTCGGTGGACTGGATTTGCGCACGTTAGCTCAAGGTTTAGGTGCAGTCGCAATAGTTCTTGGCGGATTGATTCTCGCTATGAAGAAAATGCCAACGGGAATGGCTGCTCAAGCTGCTGGGCTTATTGGAATCGGAATTGCTTTGAAGCTCATTGCAAGTGCGATTGAAACTATGGGCGGAATGTCTATCGACGCAATTGTCAAGGGCTTGATTGGTCTTGGCGGTGCTTTGATTATTCTTGCTCTTGGTCTGGCTGCTATGGAGGAAGCTCTTCCAGGCGCCGCGGCTTTGGCGGTTGCTGCAGTAGGAATCAACTTACTTGCCGATGCTTTAGTCAAGATTGGTGGAATGTCTATCGGCGGGATTATTAAGGGTCTGATTACGCTTGGCGCAGCAATTGGAATTCTTGCTATTGCAAGCGTTGCTCTTTCCGAAGCTATTCCGTTCATGCTTGCTTTTGGCGCTGCGCTCTTACTTATTGGCGGAGGTCTAGCCCTAGCTGGAGCTGGTATTGCATTGGTCGGAATAGGTCTGGCGGCTATAGCAACTTCGGGATCGGCAGCCATAGCAGTTCTCATTGGCGCTCTCATGGAGCTCGCAAAGAAGATTCCTGAGGTTGCCCAGCAGACAATCAAGGGAGCTTTGGAGATTGCAAACCAACTTGCTGCAACTGCTCCGAAGTTTGTCGATGCCATTGTCAAGATCCTAAACAGTCTTGTAGACGCGGTCATCAAGATCACGCCGAAGTTGATGGAAGCATTCCAAGTTCT